TTACGCGCACCAGCCCCGAAGAAAGAGCAAATAAAAGGTAGCGATACAAATAAACCTGGTAGTGCAAAAGGTGGTGGCGCAGATATTGTTTTCAGCGAAGCCACAACAACTGCTCTAACAAATAAAGTTTCAGATCATAACGAAAGAATGACACAGTTATCAAAACCTGACTGGACAAGAACAACTTTGGGAACACTTAAATCTGTTTACAGAAGAGGATCAGGTGCTTATTCAACTTCTTTCAGACCAGGTGTTTCAAGAGCGGCTTGGTCAATGGCAAGAGTGAATGCTTTTCTTTATCTTTTAAGAAATGGCAGACCAGCGAATGCAAAATATGTTACTGACAATGATTTACTGCCAAGTGGTCATCCGAAATCATCTAGATCAATTGATGCAATGGCTGTTGAGGAAAGACAAGTTAATTTAACTCCACCCGCTTATATGCGTGCTGCTGCTCGCAGAGGGCTTGAGTTAAATCGTCAAGGTTTCGGTGGAGATGGTTTGACAGATAAAACTAAACAAGAAGCACGAGATATGGCTGATGGCCGTGTGTCTGAAGATAAGTGGCGCAGAATTGCCCCTTGGATTGCTCGTCATCTTGTTGATTTAGATTCACCTGATGCAAAACCAACTTCCGATAACTATCCATCTCCAGGAGTCGTAGCACATTTTCTTTGGGGAAGTGGAGCGACTAAAAGGGCAGCACAAAGAACTCTTGATTACGCCCAAGGAGTTGTTGAAAGATTAGATATGGAAGAAAATCAATCTCGCTGGTCCTCAGTTAATGTAAACTTAAATCACAATGAAAAGGAAAACCAAGTGAATAAAATTGAACGCAGAGTTAAAAATGATGTTGATTTTGAATTAAGACTTTTAACCACAGAGTCAGATGGAATGCAGTTCTCAGGATACGCAGCAGTTTTTGACAGCGACTCAGAACCACTACCTTTCATTGAAAGAATTTTGCCTGGTGCTTTCAAACGTTCACTTAAAGCACGCAACGAAGTTAAACTTTTCAAGAATCACAATATGGATGAAGTTTTAGCATCCACACGTTCAAAAACTCTAAGACTCACAGAAGATTCAAAGGGTTTATTAGCTGAAGCCACATTGCCTGACACAACCGCTGGTCGTGACTTGGCTGTGCTTATGAAGCGTGGAGATGTTCACTCAATGTCTTTCGGTTTCTCTGTACCACCTAAAGGTGATGTTTTCTCAGGTGATGGAATGACAAGACAGTTAAAAGAAATTCGTTTACACGAAGTTTCAATTGTTACAGGTTTTCCAGCGTACACAGCAACAACAGCCTCAGTAAGAAGTCTAGATATTCTTGCAACTAGAACCAATGTTGATATTGATGCCTTGGCTGACGCAATGGTAAAACTTGAAGCAGGCGAACAGTTACAAAACTCTGATGCTGATTTATTGCAAGAAGTTGTCAGCAAGCTAAGAGAAAACACTCCATCAACAGATGATCTGTTAGACCTTAAGCGTAAGCATCTAGACCTACTATTCAAGGCGGTATAACAAATGGAAAAAGATAAAATAAAAGACGCAATTCTTAAAACAGCAGGTTATCCACAATCAGGTGTTATCGCTGAAATGGCTGATGCAATGGCTGAAGCAATTGCTAATCTTGGCAAACCAATTGAAACCAAAAAATTTGAACCAGTCCAAGAAACCAGAATTACAGAAATAAAAGAGACACGTTAAATCTTTGTTAGACTAATAGTGGTTGCGTGGAAGCCACCACCATTTTTACTGTCGAGTGAGCCTCGCAGGTGCTCGTTACCAAAAACAATTATATAAGGAGTATTCGTGGAATACATTAAACAACAACACGAAGCACGTCAAAAGTCTTGGCACGAAGCCAAAGAACTTCTTGATAATGCTGCGTCAGAAAAACGCGATCTAACAGCAGAAGAAAACGAAAAATACAATCGTATCTCCGCTGATCTAGATGCACGCGCAAAAGTAATCGAAACCTTAAAAGCAGATGCAGATCGCGAAGTTCGCGCTGTCGAAGCAATGAGAGGTATGGAAAACCAAGCAAGACCAGTCGTAGAATCCGTACAAGAAAAAAATGATGCAGATGCCATCCGTGCTTTAGCACGCGGTGAAATCCGTTCATACAATTTCGAAAAACGCGATATTACAAAAGGTTCAACTGGTTCACCAGTTCCAACCTCTTTCTATGATCAAGTAATTTTACTTGCTCGTACAGTTGGTCCAATGTTAGAAACTTCAACAATTCTGAATACTGCTTCAGGTGAGAATTTACAAATCCCATCACTAAGCACATACAGCGTTGGAACTGTTACAACTGAGGGCAACGCAATTGGCGAAAGCGATCCAGTTTTCAATTCATTTAGAACTCTTGGTGCATACAAGTACTCATTCTTGACACAAGTTTCTAGAGAATTAGTTGAAGATGCAGGAATTGATATTTTGTCATTTCTTGCTGTTCAAACAGGAAACGCTCTTGGATTTGCAATCAATGAGGGACTAACAACAGGTACAGGAACAGTTCAACCAAACGGAATTGTTACTCGTGCAGGTTCAGCTGTAACTGGAACTTCATTAAATCCAACAGCAGATAACCTAATTGATTTGGTTTACTCAGTTGATACAGTAGGTCGCAGACTTCCTGGAACTGGTTTCCAAATGAACTCAAGTTCAATCGCAAACGTTCGTAAGTTGAAAGATAATGCTGGACAATATTTGTTCACACCAGCACTTTCAGCAGATGCACGCGATTTGTTACTTGGTTATCCAATATTCGAAAACCCAGCAATGGCTACAGCAGCATCAGCCGTTAAACCTGTGATTTTCGGAAACCTACCAAGTTATTATGTGCGTTCAGTTGGTGGAATTAAATTAGATCGTTCTGATGATTTTGCATTCAGCAATGATTTAATTACGTTCCGTGCGACAGCACGCTATGACGGAGACCTAATTCAAACAAGTCACGTCAAGTTCTTTAAGTCAAGCAACTCCTAAACCGAGTTTTTGATTTAATAAAAGTTCTGGGACACGGAGCGCAGGCCGTGTCCTAGACATAACTCGTCTCCTATCTGTAATAAGGTAGGAGACAACCTGCGAACATATGGAGTTCTTGCGTGAATCGTGAACAAAGAAGAGCATTAGAAAAACAAAGCAAAAATTCAAACGTACAAAATCTTGTACAACACCCAAGACGAATCCTCTGGGTATCAAACGCTCCTTGGGCCACAACTGGCTACGGACAACAAACAGCACAACTAACAACAAGACTTAAAGCCAATGGTGATGAAGTTGCCATTGCTGCAAATTATGGTTTAGAAGCAGCATCAACTGTTTGGAATAGTGCAGCGGGTGGCATTCCTGTTTATCCTCGTGGAACTGAAACTTGGTCTAATGATGTGATTCCTGCTCATATGTACGATTGGGCTTCTAGAGATAAAGATGCAGAACATTTATTGATGACTCTTTTTGATGTTTGGGTTTTCCGTGGTGACAAGTGGAAAGAGTTTCCTGTTGCTTCTTGGACTCCTATTGATCACACACCAGCACCACCTGAAGTTGCCGCTTGGTGCAGACTCCCAAATGTTTACCCAATTGCAATGAGCAAGTTTGGTAAAGCAATGTTAGAAAATGTTGGTATCCAATCTTGGTATGTGCCACACGCAATTGAACCTGTTTTCAAACCAACCAAAACTTTTAAGACCATTGATGGTGATGAAATGACTGGTCGTGAGTTTATCGGGGTAAGCGAAGATAAATTTATTGTTGGAATGAATGCAGCGAACAAAGGTGTGATGCCTAACAGAAAAGCGTTTGGCGAAAATCTTTTAGCCTTTTCAATGTTTGCACAAAAATATGATGATGCTGTTTTGTATATACACACTGAAGCATCTGGTTCTCTTGGTGGAATTAAATTAAATGATTTGATTTTGTCTTGTGGTATTGATCCTAAGAAAGTTATTTTCCCTGATCCTTATTTGTTACGTTCAGGAATAAGTCAAGACATTATGGCAAGCATTTATACAGCTATGGATGTTTTGCTTGCAACAAGTTACGGAGAGGGTTTCGGAGTTCCAACTTTAGAGAGCCTAGCTTGTTCTACACCTGTAATTGTTTCTAAC